ATTTCTAATTGAACTTGAGTAGCAATTTTATTAAACTCATCTGGAGTTAAATAACCTCTTTGTTCTTTATTTATTATTAATAAGACTGTTTTGTAAACCTTATCTACGTTTATAGCCATTTATATTTTTTTAAAATTATAGTATGGGGTCCGAAGACCCCTACTATATTATTATAATTACAGGTATTTATAGTTTTTTATCTATAGATCTGTAAATTTCCACTCCTTCGTCGGTCTTAAAAAATGCCGCCATTGCTGAGTATGGATTTTCATCAAAAGGTACAGTCATAAGTTTTCTACCATTAGAACCCCATGTGAATGATCTTTGATCTTGAGATAGCTTTATAATACCCAATTCAGTTGCTCTAATAGCAACGTTTCTCAATTGAACATTTTCATCTTTAACTAATTCAATAAACACATATGGATTAGATCTAGCGTAAATTAGTAAATCTCTTCTTAATTCTTTAGAAGACATCCCATTTACTCTTGATCCTATTTCTACACGTAGTATTGCTTCAGCCATATCTATACCAATTTCTCTAGCTAAATTCAAAGCAGTTACTTGCATATCAAGTACTTCTAATTCATCTGTTGCTTCTTCAACCGCATCAAATTCTGTATAAAGATTTTTTCTCAACGGGTGATAAAGAGACAATAATTTTTGTAAATTTTGTTTTTCTTTAGGCACCGCTAATACTCCATCTTTAAAAATAATATGACCTAATGTTGCTTCACCACTTTGTTCATCTACAAAAGGAGAATCGTGATTAGTAGCATATCTAAGTTCTCTTTGTTTACCATTCTTTTCATCAAAATACAATAAAGCATGTTTTCTAGTATGTTTAGATGGTATTGTATATGTTAAAGGAGACTTATTATCTTGAAGAAAATATCTTCTATCTTTTATTTCCCATTTAGGAGTTTGAGGTTTTTTAACCTCTATTTCTTTTTTTACTTGTACTGGTTTTTCAACCACTACATCTTTTTCTTTTTTTGACATAATATAATATAATTAAATAGTTAAAGGTATATGGGCGCCGAAGCGCCCTTACCTTATAAATCAACTACAAACCTTTGAATAATACAAAGTTGTTAGCTGCTTGAGTTACTAGACATCTTTCTGATAAGAAGTTAACTTCCATAGCATCAAGAGTAGAAGTGTAAGCACCGCCAACAGAACCTGTTAACCATGATTTCATTCTTCTATCATCAGCTTGAGAAGCTCTATATCTTACATGTAAGAAAGGTCTTCTGATGTTTGTTCCAAGAATTTGGTCATAAACAGTAGAAGTTCCTGCAGGTATTAATACACCTTCAATTGAACTAACACCTGTCATTGCACCTCTTGTAGAAGCATCATTTAAGTATTTCCAATCAGTTTTATAGAAGTCATAAGAACCTCTTCTAAAACCAGAGAAACCTAAATTCAACGCCATTTCTTCAGAATTTTCAAATAAACCGAATGCAGTACCGCCAGCATAACCACCTGAGATTTGCGCAAGCATATCATCAAAGTCAAGAGCAGTTTGTCTTTGTAAGAAAAGCATGTTTTCTTCAATAGCACCCTGAGTATCTAAATTTTTAAGAATAGCATCAAACGAATCAATACCAGCTGAAGCAGTAAACCCAGTGTTTACATTACCTCTATCAGAGATAGCAGCAAATAAACCTTGTGTTCCTACGCCAACATTAGCAGAACCAATTGCAGCAGAACCAGCAGCAGCTTTTTCTCCTTCAACCATTGCCATTTCTAAATTGTCTTCAAATCTTAGTCTTGTTTCAGACTCAGCTTTTAGATACCATAAGTATCCTGAAGTACCATCTTCTGTAGCAACTTCTACCCAACCAATCTGCGCAGTGTCAGAACCAGAAACAACATATTTGCTTCTAATTATAATTGGTGAGTTAGAATATTGTTGGAAAGCAGGATCAACACTGATCCAACCGCCGTCATTACCAATAGCACCTAAAGTATCACTAGCATTTCCTACTGATGATCCTTTTAGGAATTCAGATCCATAAACAAAGATCTTACCTGTAGTGGCAAATCCTTGTAAATCTGCAGCCGTATATGGTAATACAGCTAACACACCTGTTGATGTTTGACTTGTATCTACATAAGCTTTGATTTCTTTTCCAGCATCGTCCATAATAACGATAGTACTCCTTGGAGATACTACGTTTTTAATATCTGCGCTAGCATTTGCTAAACCAGATGCTGCAGTAGGAATAGTTACTGTATTTCCACCGACACCATTGTCGATTGCGCAATCATCATAAGCTATATGTAATCTATTTTGTTCAGACCAAATGACCTGATCAGACGTCATCGGCATTTCAGCTCCTACCATTCGTAAGAATCCAGATAAAGTTCTATTACCATATCTTTCAACTTCTTGTTCATAAATTTCAGGCAAATATTGTTGCGCAAAATCAGCGAATGTTCCAGCTGTAGCCGAGTCTGTCCATTGTAGGTAGTTACTATCAAGTAACTCCTGTTTTTGTGATGGGACTATTTTCCCAAATTGTGGACTTAAACTCATTTTTTTAAATAGTTTTAATTGTTAAATTTCCTTGTTTTTATTCTTAGTTTTGAAGCATCAGCACCACTTATGGCTTTAACTTTAATACCACCAACAAAAACATCTCCTGAAGCTTCTTGTCTAGGTTCAGTACTTAAATTTTTAGTTTTAGCAACTAAATCTTTAGTAGCATCCGCCTTTCCTTGCTCATAAAAATGTTTAGCAATAGTATCAGAATTTCTAGCAGCATACATGGCCTTATGATATCCCTGTGGATCAACTAATAGTCCCTTTTCATCCAAGAACGTCTTGACAAAAGGAGTTATATCTGTTTGTTTTTCCACTATTTCGTTTGGATTTCTTACTCCGTATCTAAATTTTTTCTCACCTACTTTAAAATCAAAACCTTTGAATTCATCAGTAAAAGTATCTTTAGTTACTTTTTGAAAAACCTCTCTTTGCTTAGATAGTGTTTTCTGATCTTCATTATAGCGATTGAAAAAATCTATAGCATTTTGCTGATCTTTATTTACGTTAGGTCTCAACTTGATTTCATCGTAATATTTAGTTTTAAGATCATTTAAATAACTTTTGGCTTTTCCAACCTCTTCTTTATACGCGAGTTTTTTCTTTCTCACATCGCGTTCTTCGTCTACGTTTTCATCTATTTTAAAATTATCTTCTAATAAAAAGTTAACTTCATCATAAGTTAAATGTGGACGAGTATTTTTATAATATTCTCGTAATAACGCTTCATTATCAACCTTTTCATAATCAGCGTTTAATCTTACATAATCTTCTACCGTTCCTCCAGTTTCTTCCATAAATGAAACAAGTTTTTCTACGTTTTCAGGTAGTTGTTTCATTGGTTGTTTTACTGGTTTTGCTTCTTCTTTTACTTTATTTTCTTCTTTCTTCTTTTCTGCTTTCTTTTCTTCTTCAGTTATTGGTATTTCTTCAATAACATTTTCAGTGGTCCCTTCGTGTGTTTGTCCCACTTCTTGCAGTCCCATCTCGGGTCCTTCTTCGCGTAACACGCTTTCCTCTGTCTTTTGTTTTTGAACGGCATCTTTGTTTTCTGTTTTAGTTAAATCAACTTTAATTGGTTCAGAAGCTTTTTTTACTGCTTCCATATCAATTTTAACTGTTTCTTCTGGAACTGTTAATTTTTTAGGTACTCTTTTCTTTTTTATTTTAAAGTCACCTTCTTGTTTAACAGGTTCATTTGTTTTTGTTTTTTCTGACATAATATAATATAATTAAATAATTAATAAATAATTTAACGTGGTTCAAATTGTTCTAATCCAAATCCACCTAACGAATCAAAACCTGCAGATTCAAAATCAGTAGGCAAAGCATTGTTTTGTCTTTGCTGTATTAATTGAGATTCTTGTGATCCTTGCATTTTAATTCTGTTATCTTTTCTATTTTCAATTTCTTTTTCTTTTTTACCTTCTGCTCCAGCTTTTATTTCAGCTAACTGTACATTATAACCAAATTCTTCAGCCATTAATTCTTTTTTAATTGAGGCTTCTGTTTGCATTCTTTGAATTTCAAATTGAGATTTAGCTTGCTCTATTTGAACTTCTGTTTCAGCTAAAGCTTGTTGTTTTTGCATTTCTGCTAAAGTTGCTTGTTCAGCTGCTTTTGCATTTGCAGCCGCTTGAGCTTGTATATTAGCTTGTTGTTGAGCTTGATCTTTTTCTAATTTTTGCTTACGTTTTTGTTTTAATAATTGATTAGCAAGTTTTAAGTTTTTAACCTGCCTTACATCAATAGCATCATCTAAATCAATACCTCCAGAAGATAGTGCTACTTGAATATTTTGTTCAAGCATCATTTTTTGTTCTTCATCTGGCTCTAATTCTAAGAATATTCCAAAATCTTGTAAGGTTTTTTCTTTTAATTCTTCTAATGTTCCAGTGTTATATGCAGAAATTGAATCCATTAATGCAGCTCTAGTTAAAGGATATTGTAACACATCTGCAATTCTTAATGAAATATTTTCACATATTCTTAATGTAATATATAAACTAGATTTCATTAAATGTCTTAACGCAGTGTTAGAATTAGCAGCTGCAAGTTTTTGTATTCCTACTAAAGCTTTAACGTCTGGAGTACTAGCATCTGTAGCTTCATTTAATCCGGTCACATCTCTTATCATTTGTAGATAGTATTGATATGTTTGAATTAAACTAGCTATTTTTTGTCCTCCTGAAGAAGTTTGTAATTCTTGAATAGGAACTTTACCTCTATTTATATCTCCTTCTTGTGTCATAGATCTTCCTACAATACTACCAGTTTGGAAATACATGTTTAATGCTTCAGCTGGATTATAATTAGTTCCATTACCTAAATCAACTTCAGCTAGTCCATCTACATCTACAAAAACCCCATCAGGTACCATACGAGATAATACTTGTTGTAGTTTTAAGTGAGTTAATTGTATCATATCAGCAAATCCTGTTATTCTACTAACTGTTGATTCAATCATACCTTTGTATATATGAGGAGCACAAATACAATAATTCATGTTAACTCTACTTACATTAGATGTAGGTCTAGTCATGTTTTCTGCTAATTTCCATTCAAGCATCATTTCATGACCTAAAATTTTAGCTCCACTGTATAAAACTTCTATAGCTCTACCTACTCTTTCAAAGTTATCATTAGTAGGAGGATCAAATGTATCAGGTTTTTCTAATGCTTTTTCTAATCCTTGTTCTGTTTGTTTAATTTTAAATACTTGATTACTATAAGTTTTATATTCAAAATATAGAACTTGTATTTGATTATAAGAATCTTGTTGAGCATAAAAGTTTCTAGTATAATTAGCGTTACCTGGAAATTTTTGTATTTTTTCTAATTCCTCATCAGTTAACCATGGAAATTGTTTTTTAACTTCTACTAAACTTAAAGACTTAACTTCTCCTACATAATATATATCTTCAAAATTTGGATCTTCTGTATAAGAATACACTAAATTAGCAGGATCTACATACTCTACATCTATACCATTAGCTAAATTAAAATTGGTTTTAACAGCTCCAATTCCAATAATTGTTAAATCCTGAATCATTCTTTTTTTAACTAACTCATATTTATTAGCTTGTAATACGCTATCAATAGCTTCTTCTTCTGCGATTTCTATAGATTGTTTATAACTAAGCTGCATATGCAAGTCTAAATCTTCTTGAGTTTCAGGTATATTATTAGGATCTGCTGAATTAAAGAAATCCATACCTGTAGCTTCTTTGGTAGCTTTTATCATCTCTTTAGCATACATATCACGCATTATTGCGTCGGCATATTTTGTTCTTTCTTTTAATGATTCAGGATCTTGAGCAAACGCTTTTATATCAAAAATTCTTTGTGACATTCCATTTACTATTATATCAACAAATTTAGGTATAATAGGTACTGGTTTCCAATCTAAATTTAAATAAGATAAATCACCATTTACAGCTAATTCATCTTTATATTTTTGCACAGGTTGTTCTCCTCTAGCATATAATCTTAATCTATGGAAGTTTAACCAACTATTTTGGTATCTATTTCCCATACCTCCTCTATCTCCAGAAAACCACTCTCCTTCGATGGCTCTACCTACTGCATAACCATATTCCATTGTTTGCTTTTCCGCGTCTGGTACTACCTGACTGGGAAATGAACCTGCGTAATTGTATGTTATCATTTATTTTATTATTTTAGAAAAACCTCCTTTATTATTATATTTTTTAAAACCTAATGGCGTAGGAGTTATTTCTTTTTTATATATAGGTTTGTACATATTTTTATTACAACCCATTATAGCTAGTCCTGAACTAATAGAAGCATCATGTCTGGTTCTATTATTTATATCAAATTTAGCCCAATCTTCTAATGTTTTTTGAAAATACATATCCCCATACTTTAAGTTTAAATTACCTACATAAGTTTCTATATAAGATTCTATTGCAGCAGCATGGGCTTGTTTAATATCTTCACTTGAATTTGGTATGCCACCTATCTCTCTCTCAGTAACAGAAAGTTTCATTAATAGTTTATCTGGTCTATTCATAGAAAACCCTCTATATCCTCTTCTTTTAAAATGATATAAAAGTCGAGGTTTATTATTTTCCGCTAATATTGGCATTCCATAAAACACACAAGCCATTAAAACATCTTCAAAAAATATTTCAGCAGTTTGTGGTCTTGATATATATTCTAAAAAAAACATATTTGGAGGTACGTTTTCCATAGAAAATTTTGTAAGTCCGTGTAAAGAACCATTAGATCCTCTTGCATCTACAGTTCCTGATATATCATAAGGGTCACACCCAAAACATCCAGTATGTTTATTACCTGGAAATCTTACTCCATTTTTCATTATTACATTGTTTTGTAATTGAATAGGAGGTACCCATGAAATATTAAATCTACCATGTTCATTAGGCATAAACAAAACTTTGGTATCTTTAACACCGTGTTCCCATTGGAAAGATCCTTTGGTAACCATATTATAACTTTTTGAATCTTCATTAAAATCTATTTGTTCATATATTTTAACTAGATTAAATAAAGATGCTTTAGATTCATCTCTAAATGCATGTTGTGTTGTTCGAGGAAACTGTCTGTAGAATTCATTTAAACCATTTTGATCTTCTTTTAAACCTTCTACTTCGTTTTCCCAATATTTTATAACTCCAATTTCTATTTTTTCACCCTTTGGGCCATGTTTAGCTGTTTTCGGTGTGTCGAATACAGGTAATCCATAAGAATCAATGTATCCCTCGTAGTTCCACTCCATAGAAATGAACAAAGAATAGAGTCCTGAGCGAGTCTGTCCGTTGGCGTTTCTTTTAGTGACGTCTGAATCATCATATAGTTTTTTGAAATTATCCCCTCCTTTATCTAACGCGTTTGAAGTAGAACCCATCATACATTTTCCAATAATCCTACTACCTAATCTTAATGTTGTTTTTGTAACCCTCCAATTATTTAGAATATTATTAGGTCTTTCCCATTTACCTGATTCATCATGTACTAATAGTTTTAATTTTTCACCATCATAACTATTATCTCCAGTATTTTTCCAGTCAATTGTTGTATCAAGTCCTTGTAAATCCTCTGCTTCAGTTCCTAATTCTATTTTTCTTCTAGTAAATTTAGAAGCTGGTACTCTGTACGCTAATTCGGTTTTAGGTCGATCCATACCATCTTGAATCGGTTTAAAGAAGAAAGGATAATTAACTGATATAGGAACAACTTTATCGGTAAACATCTTTTTAGCATCGGGTCCAGTTTTAGATAGTATTCCATATCTTGAATCACTAGATATTGTGGCTAAGTTTACTACTTCTCCTGATGCCATAAAAGAAAAACCAGAACGTCTATTTTTTAAATAACACATTCCATAGCATCTTACATCTGCTTTACAAGCTTCCCAAAATATAAAGAATAATCTATTAGCTTCTCTAAAATCCGGCGCTCCTACATCAATCTTACTCCATTGTAAATACATATAATGAGTACCTGTTAAGTAAGTAGGAATTTTTTTGTTATAATACCAAAAACCTTCTTCTCGCTTTTTAAATTCCTGATCTATATATGTAAACCACTTTTCTTTAAAATCTTGTGGATATTGTTTC